TTTTTGGGAAGTGTGCTATAAAGCACTATCAATCTGTACGCTAAAGTAAAAACTCCTATCCCCCACAAGGGGACACTGAAAAATCTTTAAATACAAAATAATAGTGCCCCCACAAGGGGATAAAAACTGGCTGGATAAGCCAGGAAACCGACGCACTCGGTTTATTATGTGCGTGTTGGGAATGGATGATTAGGGTTACCCCCTCCAATCCAGAAAAACGACGGAACACCCATGAAAAAGTGTAGAGAAAAATCCTCAGCACCAGCCACATAAGATGTGACGCTACCAGAAGGGTTTTCAACACTAGTCCGATGAAGACCAGGGTTCTCGTCGTTGAGGTTACGAATCGCCAAATTTTTAATACGGCGCGCTTGGAAAAAGCGACGCTGAGTGTAAAAAGGCAATTCAACCTCCAATGCATTGTTCTGCATGCATGAAGTAATAGCGGTACCGTTACTCGTGCTATCATAAAAATGACGGCCACAAAAGGCTTGGTCATTGATACCATAAGGACACGTTGCGGGACCAGGAATACTATCCAACTTCCATGGGTTCACAGTTGTGGTTCGGATATAAGGAGTTGCCTCCAACCCGTCCACCCTAGTGACGTTCATGTTAATAGCACCGCCAGTATTGGTGACGCTAGTACCATTGGAATACCTACTACCTGAATGCAGATATTTACGGCGGATACCGCCGCGGTACGCGGCGAAAGCCGGCGTAAAATAGTTGAGCCACGTGTTAGCACAGTATGCAACTTTTGCACCTGAGCTTGACACGTGTGGCCCATCCGGGTTCAACCCTTGATAGAACGGAAAATCGGGTTGAGTAACTCTGTCGCCATTGTCAGCGGCGGCAGTGTTATTACCTTGCGCGGCATGGAACTGAAACCGCTTAACAAGTTGACGAATAGAAAGTGCCACTTCACCATAAAACACTTTCATCATTTCATTGTCACCACTCTCTTCATCCGGTCCAAGAGTGATATCAGGAGGTCCCTCAATAAGAGGGGCGGACTCCTGCACTGGATCAACAGCAGCAGCTGATGTCTCTCCAGATTGAGGAACTAGCTTCATGCCCTTGGGAATGGCATCTCTAATCTTAACGGGATCTAATGGCTCGACAACCACTGGGTCCTCTTCTTCAGATACATCCTCCGTCAAAGTCGGGAGGGCTGGATCAAAAAGCGTGATGCCACTAATACCGGCATCATCAGGTTGTGCAAACCTGAAATCATCCTCCATCCGCGCGAAGACATTGATAGTAACATCGCTATTGATGGTAGGGTCGCTAGTTGGAACTGTCAAGTCGTTCACGATGAACACAGACAACACACCATTCCCTCTGGTGTAATCAAACAAGGAGCCAGGCTCACTGGGATCAAGAGTGTAACTAGGGCGCAATAAACCATCGCCTATGAAGTGCCCATGGGTCACAGGGTTATTCCTTTTAATAAAAGAATAATGGTTACCCCAACCAACAGAGACCGAAACATCCCTAGCATCAGCAACGTCAATAACTGTTTGGTGCATGACGTTATACTCATCGCCAGATCCATCATGTGGATCCCAAACCACACGTAAACGGCCACGATGGAAGTTAGAAGAAACAACTTGAAACCGAAAAGTCATGGTACCACCCCACACCTTGAATGGCATGGCAATGAAACCACATGGTAACATGTGGTAACGAGGGTTAGTGGTAGGTCCTGACACATCGAACACAGTTGGCTCAACGTAAGTGGAAAACAAGCGTTTGCCAGGTTGATCGTCCACACCCCAAACAAATTGGGTGTAAAATGATTCACGTGTGACAATATTCTTGAAAGCCATCTCATCGCTTCCACCCAAACCACAAACACGAGGATCTATAGTGGTCTCTTGTTTGCAATCGAGCGTCAACTTGGTAGCCGTCTCGTCTTGGTTAGTCGTGGCCATCGACCCCATGATTGTGGGTCGATAAGGCTTCGCCGAATCAAGAACATTGGGTCTAGAGTAACCTAGCGATTTGGCCACAACAGCCGTTGCACCTGCCACAGCAGTGGTTGCTAAAGTGAAAGGTGCAAAGAAAGGTACCGTGGACAACATACCAGAAGCCACAGTTACAGCTGCCGCAACCTTAGAAATCTTGCCATCATACTCATCCCCTCCTTGCGGAACGAGACCAGCAATGTTAGAATTCGTGGGAATTGATAACTGCACGTCCTCTGCCCAAGCGAAGACAGAGATGGTTACGGCGTTGGGATCGCCGTTTGCATGCTTGAGTGCAACCATTTCGCGAAGATTAATCTCGCCCATCTCATCCCACTGCATATCAGGCACCTTCAAGGCATTCTGATAGTGAAAGAAAGGTAAGCACATCGACCCACCTTGGCACTCAGTGGGGTTGATGTAGATATGTGGCCTCTGGGAGCACCCAATAATGTCTTGGGGTGTGCCGAAACGGTTGACTGTGACCTGATCCAGGTCGTGTAACGGATTATAACTAGCAATAGCACGTCCATAATAAAATCCATTTCCGTTGATGACAAACTTAACACAAAGTTTGCACCTAAGGAGATTGAAATTGTTAAGCCTGTTCATATTACGCTTATTGGCGAAGAATAATGACCAGGGGTTGAAATTGGAGAAAAGATACGTGGATTGGGACCACGGAATGGTTTCGATGAGGATTGGACGCTCCAAAAATTCGCCGAGACCATCCGTAGCACCGTCCGCGATCCTCCTAGTGGGATCAACCGTAGACTCTACTGTATAGTCAAATGCAGGGTTCAAGTCGTTAAAAGCGACTGTCTGTGAACCTTCTGCAGAACTGGTGCCCATCGTGACGTTAAAACGCCCGGTGTCACCAGATTGTGGAACTAACGTGTCCAAACGGGGAGGAAAGTTCCTCCCGAACTGGGGCGCTAACGTGCCCGAAACGCTATCACAAGCCGATAGATGCTCCCCTGTTTCACTGAAACTTACGGATGGGGTCCGACAGGCAAAACTTTGCCTGTTAAGGTTTCCTTGACTGGATTGCGATAGCGGTGGTAACGTACCCGCTTTGCGATAATAATGATTAGCAACATGACACTATATTACATAAGATGTGGGGCATAGCAGCTCAGTGGCCAACCGCGAGCGTCAATCGACAGTTGTACCCACAAATGGAATTTATAATGGACTTCCAAGTCCAGTACGGACGCGTTTTAGGCCAGCCCGAGGCATGTTGGTGTTTATCGCGACACCAACCTGTGCACCTCCTCAAGAGTAAGCACATGCTTACCAGACGAATTAATACGTTCTAGCGCAAGCATCTCCCAAGATGGAAAATCGTCGAAGTCCATGCAGTCTAAAACTGCCTCAGTGGTCGACGCCTTCCCTTTCGAGATGAGACGTGTCTGCTGACACTCACTGGCAAATGCCTTGAGTTCACGCAGGCGCGTCTCGTACACAATTGGACCGTGCTGAAAGAATTCACGCACTGCCGATTGTATATTGGTCGCAGTCTGTTCAATAACACCCTGCGAAAATTATCCAAAAACAAGAGGTTTAAGGATGGAGTTGACGGCTAAAGGCGCCAACACCATGACGCAGCGAGTGCCAAGATGGTAAGGCACAAAACTGCGGTTGAGCAGAGTGAGCTTGTGATCCGGAACGTACTCAGTGAGCAACAACGTCTTATCGGCAGATGTGAAATCAAGCGAAAGCTCTGAGCAATACTTGGCCATAGACACTTGATTGAAGTACGGAACACGCTCAGTACAACTAACCAACAAGTCATCACCATAAGTAACAGCTGAAGCGTAGTCCTCATACTTGACAGTTTGCATGACGTCAGGATCACGCACGCGCACCATGTCGCCTTGCGTTGTAACTACACGCTTGACGTGATCGTGGTACCCTGCAAAGAAGCAATAACGTATAATCCAGTTATTAGCCATGCAATTGAGCCAAGTGGTAAGCATGTGGCCTGATGGATTGGAATGGCCAACCTGAACGACAGCCCCGGCGATGTTATATCGGGGATTGACAATGTCAACAGACAATGCACTCATCGCTGTAAGGTCATGCTTGCTGTAACCAAGACAAGAGGCCATATTACGCAACACGAAAAAGCTTGCCGATGTGGAAAAACCACTAAGCCTCTTATCAAAGGCTTTGTAATCGCCATCAAACGAACCACTACTAGACGTGACATTCTCATAAATGCGCTCCCAATCTGTGCCACATGCATCCATGCCGACACAAGTTCCAAAAGATGGGGCGTCAGATGCCATAATACCAATCAAGGGGTGAAAGTACTTACGCATAAGCAAGACCAGGATCATAGAACCACACGAAATAGTGCGGCGCTTCTTACTGATCTTCCTGACCTCATCCTTAAGAAAGACAACAAAAATAGTGCCTAAAGACATGCCACTACGAACCTTCGCGTCACACTCGTGATACAATTGTTCGGCTTCAATGCCGGCTTCATCATTCTTGAACTCAATAGGACATAATGAGCTAATAGTACGTTGTGCATACTCGAGAACTTCCGGATCCAAGAAAACGCGCTCCATATAACGACTCTTCTTACCAGGTAAGCCGTAGCCGCACGAAGTATTAACGTTGATCGAACCACCGCCTGTACCAGAAAAGCCAGACAGCACCTGTGCCAACGGTCCAGGTTTGATCTCTAGCAATGTGCCTTCACGTGGCAACCTCCCAGCAACCATATCATCCACGAAATCCTCAGAAAAGAAAGGGTGCATAGACCTGAAAACGTGCTGGTTGGTACTATCAACGGTCCACACAACTCGTGCCATGGCTCGTATATGGAACTTATTGAGGCTATCGAATGCTACCATACTAGTGGCGTAATCACCAACCTGGACTTTGGTAAAGGTCTGCTCCATCATGAGATTCATATCCTCCCATGGATTGTGCTTAGGAATATGCAAAGTGGCCATGATCTCCTCAACGTCAGAGATATGTAATTGGGCACTATTAACAAAAGGGCTAACCTTGTAGTTGGTGGTGTGCTTGGTGTTCAGAACTCCATCGGTGGCAGCTAGGATAACATCTGCAGCTAAGGCATCAAGAGGGATCTTGAGAAGCCCGTGCGAAGGATGCACCTGGCCAAAACCAAATTGCGTCTTGCCAGCGAGCTTTTCGCAGTGGTCTCCAACCCAGTTGGGTTCAATCACGGTTGGGATATTACCAGCCTGAACGGTGACCATGTCCTTAAGAGCAAACTTATCAGACAACCAAGCATAGGCCTTGTGAACAACTCCGGTTGTTATGACAGTGACGCCAGTGTAACCATCGGAACCACATGTGTGAATTCCAATGATAGCACCAGTAGTGCTGCACAACACAGGATTGCCACATTCACCTATGCGACCTGGCCTAGAACCCATGATAACGTCGCTAGTGTAATCATAGGTTTGGGGGATCGACAAACGCCGTGAGGCCATACCCCCTAAATTGGAGATAATGGTCTTCCTGGTGCTTGTAGACGTGACGACAGTGTCCCACGAAATAACGGCAGATTCAATCACAGGCGTGACATGAACTGCCGTCTTGTAGGTTTGTGTCGGTGGAGCCTTAATGAACCGATCAATCATAGATTTAGTGCCACCGACCCCAATCAAGGGGAAGAAAGCAGCATCGGAAAGTCCAGCGGCGCCCGGCAAATTCTCATCGAATACATCTGTAACGCTAGTAGCATCAGTACCCTTAAGAACTAGGTGGGCCGCAACCTTGCACGTGAAACGTTGAGAATCCAATACACGACCATCTATATGGTACGTGTCAGGTTCCCCTTCGTTAGTGAAGATATGCGCGGGAGATAGCCCCATACAAAACATGTTGGTAGGGCCGGCAGCAACGGGTAAAAAGAAAGCGAAACGCGATCAAGTGACCGCAACACCATCTTTAAACCCTTGCACCCGCAAAACACCACGTCGGAAAGAAACGAAGTCAAAGCTATTCGTCAAACTGCTAGACTTCACAACATCAGATACGTTGTCATGGGGGTTGGTGAGGGAAGGAACATTCCAAGTGGTATTCTTATGCGAGAACATACTAGATGGAAATGCTGAAGTGGACTCACGCTCCACCTCAGCGGGCTTGCTAAACTCAGCACCCTGAGGTGCATAAGCTCGATGCAAATGAACAAGGATCTTGACAGCCTTCAACAAAGCAGCTAACGAGATACCTGCAAATATCCCCTTAGTGATCTTGCGCCCCATAGGCCCAAGCTCAGAAAGCCAAACACGGTTGTGGCCCATAATATGAGCAGCCGCAATTTGATGCATGATGGGTTGACGCCCACCAGGTGTGGCACGTACAAGAAATGCACCAAAGCGCGACGCCCACGTAGGCTCAACACGCCTACCAACAAAACCTTCTAAAGCATGGTGGTGATGGACAGGCCATTCGGCGATGTTGTACATGACTATAGATTCCATCACGCGAAAAACTTGCGCAGGAAATCTAATATTAGCCCAATGCACTAACCGCATAGCAACCTTAATAGCTGACCACTTGAGGGTAGGTATAGGGGCAACTATGAATGACGCATAAAACACGCGACACTCCCAGATAATGGCATTAAATAGCGAATACCAGAAGAACGAGGTGAGTGTAATGGTGACGCAATAATAGGGAAACCAGAGCAAACCAGTCAAAACGGCCGAACATACCTCAACACACTGCGGAGAAACCTCATCTAAGTGACATGACCCATCGCAATCCAGCGTGTGGTATTGGCTACCAGTACCGCCAGTGCGCTTAGAGCAACACGTAATGGGACGCTCCCGCGTGCGTTGGCCTAACTCAACCCACTCATTGGAATTGTGGAAATAGTTCTCACAATAGACGTGAAAGGCGCGCATATGCTGCAAGTAAGGCAAATCCTTACACAGTGTAAGCTGGCCGTCAACAGTAAGCGATATGGGCTCCCAAAGGTGCTCACCATAGCCAGTCTTCTGCGTCTTAATGTCTTTGGCAATCTGCATCGCCTTTTCGACATTATACTTACATATAGACATCTTCCAGAAAGGGCCAGCTAACGTATCTGGCAACCCATGCTCTTGATTGTATGCTGTGACTTTTAAATTGTCAAGCTTACCATCAGTAGCAAAGGCGGGATCGAGAACCATCTCGATCATGATAAGACGGCGCGCTACCGCAATCGAATCATTCATCTTACCTATATCCATATGCCGATTAGAGGCATTGGCAGTCAAGTAAACGCCTTGTAGGTGGGGGAACAACGTCCCCTTACTACCAACGTCAGCCTTGACAGGTGCAAACGGCATGGTGGAGACCATAGTAAGCAAATAGGTGGATGGGCACTGGTGCATCATCTGCTCTTGGCCGGAGCCATCAGCAGCAGAGCAAACATCATCAAGAGTGAGATGTTCAGTGGCTTGTGTAATCTGAGACATATACTTATCACCACCGGATTGACCGGCGACGGTACCATCTCTAGGAATACTACCAGTATTCACGATGGAAACACAATTCATGTGCTCCTCGTGTATAAAGGACTTGCCACAGCCGGGTGAACCCCAAAGCATAATGCCAAGGGGTTGAATACGCGACTTGCGCCCGTGATTACCAGCAATCTTAGCAACAACATCTAACGCCTTAGCATGTTGCCTAGAAATGTGGAGAATCAGAGCAGGGGAGGTGTCGACTGTACAATCAGAACGCAAACGGTGAAAAGTATCAAGGGTGGTGCGAGCCATCTCCTTGAAATGATCAATGTCTGCGAACTCAGAGTTCAGGACGTGGCCGGTACACGCACCACTAAGGTGCTGCGTCAAATGAGCTAAGTCAATGTCTGCAGTTGATAGCGTGGTGCGCATATCATTGGGACACATGAGGCGAGCTGCAATACCAGAAAAGGTTTGCATAACTGCCTCAAATAGGTCCTTGGGGGCCGTAAGAAGACTACCAGCCATAGCAAGCTGGAGCATCTTAGTAATCTGGGTTTTCTTGCCCAGAAGTTGGGGAGCCAATGTGCCAACGGCAAAGAGGGCCCCAACCCGTAACAACTGATATAGGAGCTGAGAATTAGATCCTATAGCCGAAGCTACTTTCTCCGTGATACCCGCCTGTGGGTGAACAACGGAGGTTTTGGTCCAGGTGGAATCCCAAAAAGTGCTCAATTGCGAAGCAATGAGCTTAGAGAGACCTGAACCATCACGAAGCCATCTCGTGATGACCAAAGCCAGATGAACACGACCACGAGTGGTCGTCAAATCTGCAATGGTGAGATCGTCAATGAGAAAGACGATATCAAGAAGGGGGGAGAGACGTTTAAAATCTCCCCCCAAACCGAGTTTGCTGGAAAATGCACGAACATAATTCACAAACCCACTAGAGCCCTGGAACAACGTGTCCAAATCGAAAGAGTCTTCGAAGGGATCTTCATACACACTACTACGGTCCCCCCCCTCACCAAGAGGGGGGGAACTACCTACGGGGAGAAATTTCCTGTCTACCGATTTACTTTTTGCTATGGGAGACATTAGAAAGACGACGGGAAATTTCGGTGCCTATTGCGCTAAGCGCGCTACGGGCAAATAAAACTCGAAAATGAAGGACGTGACTGATCTATACGTGAAATACAGTTGTCAGTCCTATGGGCTCATTCCAAGCCGGTAAGACACTGACCAATAAGGACCAATGCATTCAATTGTGGGGGGACAGCTCTCCCCCCTTTTAAAATCTCCAAAAGTGTGACGGGGGGCAAGAAGACTAAGGCCCCGCGAATTATGACATAAAGTTGGAATCTAAGAGACCGTCTTAGTGTCCTAAAAATGTCAGTCAAAAAGGGAAGTTAAAATCCATGTAGATACAAGGGGGGGTAATTGAGTCGAGCACAAAAGTGCAACAAAACGTCTGCGGACAATCAATCCTAAAAGGATATCATGTGGCTTAAACGCCATAAATGTTAATGGTTGAATTTAGACTCGTGTGTGACAAAAGTAATAAGGCACACAACACAAATCCCACGGGGAGATGTGACGTATCGGATTTTAAAATGTTTAAGAAAAACAAAGAAGTGCGGACATGCAATCGAATGCAGTAGAAGATAAGGATCTCGCACCCAGGAGAAAACAATAGAAACAAATTTGAAGGACTACCCTTTCGGGCTCGGTATTTGTCAACAAGGAAGAGCCTCCATAGGAGGACATACAGTAAAACAGAACTCATGAGTGTAAATAAAAAGTGAGGTATCGAAGCTCACAGATAAATAAACAAACATGGCTAAACAAAACAATGGGACCTAATGGAACAGGAGTAAAACAGGAAGGAAAGTAGTAAAATACAAAAATTAGAAAAATCTAAAATAATACAGCGGGGAGGGAATGAACCCCCCCCCTACCGCTGTACCGCGAAAATGGGGGGGGGAGCATAAGCTACGTATTCACAGGACGTGTGAATTAGTGAATGAAATTAGTACAAAATCAAAAATGAAACAAATAAATAAAGAAGTACACCAAAAATGGGGTTGATTACCCAAAGAAGGTAAAAATCAAATATAAATTGAAACAAAAGAAAAGATGTTCTTAATATAACAAACAAATATTAAGAATCAAAAGTCGTGTAGGCGCGAAAGCGCCTACACGGC